CACCAAATTGTGCAAAGTTAAGTTCAAAAAGTTGAGCTGTAGTCCAATTACAATTAGTTGTTACATTAGATGATAGTGCAGTACCAGATATATTATATACGTCCATTCTATTATTAGACAAAGCTATAATAGCTATTTCATCATCAGAAAATACAAATGGTATTAATCTAGATTCTCCAGGTAATGATGCTAAATATGTAGTACCTGGTCTTCTCATTACACCACCTTCAGCTAGTAATGAAAAGTTTCTACATTGTTTTGCACCATTAATGTAAGCAGGTGTATCTGTTCTTGTTGCTAATAAAGGATTAAGCTCTCCTGCTGAAAAATTTGTTATTACAGTTTTTAATGATCTTGCCATTATACATCTGTTCTCGTTGAGTTTCTCAGATTGATATATCTATTAACATCTAATTGTTTTGTTGTAACTTCTGAAGCATCTATGTTTTTAGATATTAGAAACTGCCTATCAGCCATCATTTTAAACTCTCTTATCATACCTGCATCTCTTGCTACAGATCCTGCAAATATAGATGCAAGTTCATATTCTAAAGCTAGTCTAAAATGTGCAGGAAAGAAATCTTCATCTACACGATATATGTAATCTAATATTACTTTGTGTCCAGATCCATATGTATCTACAAAAATCATATCTTTGTATCTTGTATATGGAATTACAAAGTCATTAACTGTAACTGTTATTACTTGTAGTACTCCAGGATTAGCAGGTAATTGATATGCGTGTTCATATCTAGCTTCTGGTGCAGCTGCTAATAAAGACATTTGTTTTTGATTAGTTGCAAACTTCCATCTATGTCTTGTAAGAGAAGACTGAACAATGTCTTCATAAACATTTGATGCTACTAATGCTTCAGTAGATCCATCACTAAAAGAAGATATAGGTGAAGCACCTATCATTACTAAAGCTCTTGCACATATATCTACTTTTGTTGTTGCCATAAAATCCTTTTATTAAGTGAGGGCGAGTTGCCTCGCCCACACAAGTATCGTTATGCTAAAGCTACAGTTGTGACAGTAGCTGCACCACTAGCTGATGTTACTGATAGCACGTCTGCTGCTATAGTTCCACCTACGCCAGAAGTAACAATTATAATGTCACCTTGCTTTAGTTCGTTTGTTGCTGAGTTGAAGTAACCAGAACCAGTTATTGTTCCGATTGCATCTCCATCTATATAGAAGAAAACACTATTACCACCAGCTTCAGCAATCTTTTTGATTGGGTTGTCTGTTGCGTATGCCATATTATCCTCCTATTACTCCGCACATTTTTGTATTCTAATACCATTAGTATCAATTAAAGTTCCACCCATTGATAACATTGAAGTTATTAAGTGTGATACTTTTTCTGGTATATAGTTTACTTCAGTTTTAACGTCTGAACCAATACCTAGACCAACAGAAGATTTGTGCCAAGCTACTGTGTGTCTGTCAGTTGAACCAGATGTACTTAGTCCACTATGTACAAACCACAAGAAACCTAACCATCTCTTAGCTGTCATTCCTCCAGAATAAGGAAGTTCACCTTCACCTACATATTCTGCTCTAGAGAATTGATCTAAGCTTAAAAGATCTGACCATTGTTTTGGACCAATGACCCAGTATCTTTGGTTATCATCTGGTACGTCATTAGTATTGAAAAGTTCCATCATAGCTGTTGCTTTGCCTAGATTCATTCCAGTACCTGTACCAGACGAGTTGTTAGCAAGTGCTGTTGCATTTTGGAAAATCGTATCAACGATCTCATCAGTTTTTCTACCTAATGCGTACGCTGCCGATTGTGCAACCACTTGTCTTTCGTCTATGTTTACCTTTAACTCGTCTAACTTATCAACGTAGTCTGCTGCATAAAAGTCATCAAGAGTAGCTGACACATTTGAATGTGCAAGATCCATAGCAACTACTTCAGCGTGTCTTGCTTTAGTATTTGCAGATCCTTTTGCTATCTTTTGAAACTTAACAGTATTTCCATTGACTCCATTCACTTGTCTTACAAGGTTCTTTAACTTAGAACCCATTCTTTGATAAGCCATGTGAACTTCAGCTTCAAACTGAGTAATAAAGGCATTTGTTATTGATGTTGCCATTATAGCTCCTATTGTTATTGTTAAGTTAACGATTATCTTATTTATGCAGGGGACTGTTATCCTTAGAATTAAGGGCAATCATATCATATTTAAGGTCTTGCAGCTAAAATAAAGTTTAGAATGATTCTACTCAACGCACATTAAATCCATATTTTAGGTATAGTTATAACTTCTCCAAACTCTAACTTACCTTTTTCATCATATGAATATGTACCAAATAATGTAATATATTTATCTGTTTCTTTGAATACCCACATCTGACTACATACAGCTTTAGCTGGTGCTTGGGCTTCCATATCAGACTCGGAAACCCAACCAGTTTCACTAACTGCATCTAGCCAGTGTAAATCCTTTTTAAGTTTTTTATACTTAAAAGGTTTATTGTTTTTGTTTGTCGAACGCTTTCTCATACAGGTCTGTTACACGTTTAATGTAAGCTGGATCTTTCTCTCCATCTTTCCAGTATTTAGGATCTGCCATCATAGATTTAAGATCTGTTAAATCTGGAGTTACTGAAACCTGCGTAGGTGTTGTAGGCATAGAAGTATCTTTTGTTAATCGCATAAGTTCTTCTACAGCAGTTACACCTTCAGCTGTTGCTGCTAGTTTAGAAAAAGCATCATAAGATTCTGGTGAAAGATATTTCTTTGACCAAAGTTCTGCTGCTTCTAATCTTTCTTTAGCATTAGATCCTAACTTTTCCATCTCGACATTTACATCTGGTAAAGTAGCTACAGCATTTTGTACAAAAGCATTAACACCAGTATCAAATTCTTCTTGTGATAATCCTTTTTTCTTTGCTGTTTCTTTCCACCATTGTACTATTTCCATATCGTCAGAAACAGTTACATCTACATTTTCTGGAAGTTCTGGAAGATTAACTTTGTATTCTTCTGGAGTACTTCTTAATCTTTCCTGTTCTATATCAGTTCTTATCTGTTTAGATAAGTCTTCTGTTCTAGAACCTAGTTTCTTTTCAAGTGCATTGTAACTACTTGCTAGATTTTCTAGGTTAACTTCCTTTCTATCAGCGTCCCAAAATTTGTCTTGTACATATTCTGGTTTAGTTACCGCAGCATCTTTTGAGTCTGTGGTGACTGGTGCTGATTTATTTTCAACATTATCATCTGCCATCTTGCTCTCCTTTTTTTATTCTTGTTTGTATTACACCTGCAAGAAATCTCATTCCTTCTAAATGAAATAACTGATTGCTGTCAATGTTTGGACCAGCAACTGCTTCGGTGGTGATTGATCTTATGTAGTTAAGGACTAACTTACCATCAGATCCTTTAAATACACCTGCAAATGTTTTGTTTAACTGAGCTTCTTCAGCTGGAGTTCTAACATAACCATCAATCGATTTTGCAGGAATTGGTTTTTTTTCTTTGATATTATCCCAAGCCATTATGACCTTGCAGTCTTTTTAGCAGCTTTAGATAGTTCTCCGAAATGATATAAACGCTTACTTGTTTTACCATGTGTTTTTCCAGAGTGTAATTGACCATTAGGCATTTTATGTGTTCCACCTTTATGTTCTTTACCATCTCGGAAATAGTGTTTCATTCCTTTTCCCATTATTCTGGTATCTCTCCTTGTCCTGCGGATTGATTAAGTTGACTGATTTGTTGCACTATTTGTTGTTGTTCTTCTTGATCTCTAATGAGTTTTTCTGGTAAGTTCATTTTACCTGCAATATATTTTGCAACCTCATTTTGATTCATAATAATGTTTATCATTTGTGGTCCAAAAGTTCCAGCAAGTATTTCATTAAATCTATTAACATCTGCAACATCTTGTAAGTGTTGTGCTTTAGCTAATGGAGATCTTGCTGCTACTTTAACTTCTCTACCATTTACTTTAGGTAATTCTATTCTACCTTGTTGTGATAATATTCTAATTATTCTTTTTAATAATGGGTGTATAAGTTCTGCTTGTAGTCTACCAAAAGAAGATCCTATCTGTCTTGATAGATCTGCCATTCTTTCAGATACTTCTGTAGCTGTCATTGGAGTTCCTTCTGGTCTACCAAGAGTTTCCATATATAAAGCTTTCTTAATATTCTGCCTCATATCTTGTAATACTAATTGAGCTACATCAAAGTTAGATGCAGATTGTATTGCATTTAGTCCTCTTGACCCTGGAGCTACAGGTATTAA